CTTTGCCCATGTTGGAGCCGCCAGCTTTCTTAGCCTGACTCGCTGCCTTGGTAGCCGTGTGCTTGGCGTCAAAGTATTTACCAATCAGCGGGCCGAGACTGGCCACATCATCGACAGTCGCTGATGCCTTTTTGATCATGTTGACCGCAGCACTCACTGCAGCCATCGCACTTACAGGATCAATCATTACAGCCCCCTTACGGCAAACAGGGCGACTTGCAGTAGCCACCACACAACAACGATGCTGATGGCGATTTTAACCCTCATACCAGTGCCCACACAAATACTTTGGCGCACCAAACGACAAGGCCAATAAGAAGGGCCGCAGCAATGAAGCTAACGGCCCAGTCTTTCATGTCAAAGCCCGAAGAACTTCTTGACAAACTCAGCAGCTACGCCGGGGCCGAGTAAGACAGCAGCGATGACAGCGTAAAGCAGATACTCAATCTTGGTCATGCGCTTAGAGCCTGACTCAAAAGACTTTTGTATAGCCTCATACCGCAAGGCGCAGACCTCCTCGTGGGTGGATAGCCTTGCTTCTGTCGCTGTAACCATATCCTGCTCCGTCATGGTCTAGTCCTTATTCGGAAGCCCAAGGCGTACCAGTAGCGGTCACAGGGTTTTTCTGCAACTCAATGTTTTGAGCCATAGCAGCTTCGGTGGCGTCTTTGTCAACGCCAGAAGCCCAACACCAATCCAACACCTCTTGCATGGTCACATCAGCGTATGGAACTGTAGGAGTGCCATCAGCCCATGAGCAGGTCGAATAGATGGAGGCTGTGTAGTCTCCGTCCACTGCTGTGGCGGTCCAGTGTGCTGTGGTGATGAAGCCATTAGAGACTTCGTAGTTGGTGGTTGTGATCGTCCAGTTGTATGTGGTCATGATGATTTCCTTTCAGGGGTTAAGATTTGGCATAAGAGCCGTGATACAAAGATCGTGCTTCGGTTGCGACAAGTCCAGCCAACTCCAAGTCTTTACAGTATTGCTGAACAACAGTCTTACCGTTCTTCATTACACGCACAACCCATGCTTTGCTGGCCTTATGCCAAGACACACCGGGATAACCTGATGTGTTGCTTGCCAAGGCGTTGCGATTGCACTGGTTTTCGCTGCGTGTAGCTGGTCGCAGATTTTCAATGCGGTTATCAGCACGGTCGCCATTGATGTGGTCAACCTCTGGAGGCAGATAGCCGTAGTGCAGCATAAAGATCAAGCGATGAGCCTTGTGAACCTTGCCCCGCCATGTGATGTGACGATAGCCCGTCTTGTGGATTGAACCAGCGGGTTTGTCCATCATGTGCTGTTTATTTGGATGGCTTACGCCTTTCCAATATAAGTACCCGTCACGGTACTCAAAGCAGTCTTCTACGTTTTGTTGGGTAATCATGTTTTTAATTACTCAAAGCTTGGACTCGGCACATTCCATATTGACCGCCTCCGCTGAATGTCAAAGTAATCGTGTTGGATGAACCGGAAGGCGTAACTGTTGCGCCAGTACCGATAGATTCAACACTTCCAAAAGACCAACTAGAGTTGCCATTCCTTAAACACAAAATTCGCGCCGATGTTGCCGATGAAGGGGTGCTACTTGTGACGATTTGCAGCATAAAACTCATGGTTTGACCTGCTGCAACATTAAGCGAGGGGAAAAGAGTTGCTATGTTGATGGCTACAGAACTGACGTTCGCCCAAGGAATTGAAGTATCCCCAGAATTTGCTCCACTCCAACTTACACGTTGATAAGCATTAGAGCTTGTCATGCCCACCAACAAATCACCCGCCGCAGTCAGTGTGGCGGCCTGAGTAAAGCTAATAGCGTTACCTGCTGTGCCGGAGGGGGCGGTAAACCAAGCGTGAGAAGCGCCTTGCTCGTAACGGGTCGCCGTGCCGTTTGCAATGTATTTCCAACCTGAATTGAATGTAGCGTTTGCATTCAAATATGCTGAAGGATCGCTTGAAGACCCCATGAGTGTTGCAAGCCCGTTTTGCACATTTTTATAGCTACCACTTGTAGCACTCGGAGTAACCCCCAAGCCGAGGTTGCCGGAGGAGTCGAGGGTTGCTCTGATTGTTGCATTTGAAACCAGATACAGCGGATTGGCCGCAAACGTACCGATGAATGATGAATACGCCGCGCTTCCTGTCAATGTTTGACCCGCTGTTGAGCCTTCAACGCCTGTGTACAAGTCGCCAGATGTATTGGTCAGCCCCGTTTGAACGCGACCAGTGGTAATGCCGCTTGTGCGGAAAACCAAGTTGTAACCTGTGGCGCTTGATGCGCCGGAGTTGATAGTTCCTGCAACATCCAGCTTATAAGCAGGCGAACTCGTCCCAATACCCAGACCTGTGCTGGTCAGGCGCATTTGTTCGGAGCCAGCAGCAGCACTAGTTGATGGATACCATACACTTTCACCTGTCGCTGTTATCTGAAACCGTCTTTCATTATTCGCACCAGTTCCAATAGCAAATCCACCAAGTGAAGACTGAATCGCCATGTCACTTGCAGCGGCCCCGTTTACAATTTGGTTTCCTTTGCCGACAAGACCAGTGAAAACACTGTCCGTCATGGCAAGGTAGTTCCCTGATGCTGCGTATTGAAGCGCAGACCCAGTGGTCAGGACTTTGGAGCCGTTGAGGAATAACACACCATTCGCCGTTCCGGACGAGTACGTCCCGCCAAGCTCAGTCTTGTCGTTGTTCAGGTTCGTAAAATTAGAATCGACCTCACTGTTGGTCAAGGGGGTTCCCTTGACGCTGCGCAAAACGATGGTGCTCATATATTCCTCTCTGGTACTTGGCTCAGGGCGTCAAATCACGAAACTGTGATCGTCCATGTGATCGACATGCTGTCGTCTGCGCCTTTGTTGACCACGGAAAACTCGGTGCGACACAGCAAGGTTCCACCGCTGGAAGCATTCAAAATGCCAGCTTCTGTGACCGCACCAGTACCAGTGCCTGCGCCAAAAGAGGCGATGTATGTCACCACAGCACCAGAAGAAGCGCTGGAGGTCAAAGACACACGACCCAGTTCAGTCTGCAGTGCGGTGTCGCCAGCAGCGGGATCAGTGGTACCAGAGCCGATGGCCATGTGGCTCATAGCCGTGGGGGTGCCTACCATGCGTGCTGCGATAAACGTCCTTCCGGTCGTCACGACCAAGTTGGGGACAATCTTCTCGCTCTTGAGTTTGCCGTCTGGGCCGAACAGTTTGATGCTCAACTCGCCTTTGGCTTTGATGGTTTCTTGGGTCATGACAATCTCCTATGCAAACGTGCGGTACTCACCGACGTAATCAGCTTCAAAATATGTCAGGTCGCAGTACCCTTGCGAGATCACCGAACCTGACTCCGAAAACCCAAATGAATCTGCGACCGCTTTGGTGGTGGACCGTACCGCTGAATCCGCTGTACCTGCCGTGTCGGAGAGAATTTTGGTGGACGCTACAGCCGCAACGTCTGCAGCCGTTAGTGTATCCGCAAGTGCCTTACTAAAGCTAGTGAACGTAGCAGAGCTCGTGCTAAACGCGTCAGCGAGGGCCTTTACAGCTGCAAGGGCTACACTATCTTCCACACCCAGCTCATCTGTGAGCGTCTTGGCGATGTCAAAGAACCGAGCGTCCTCAATAGACGCTACGTTGTTGATGTACTTCTGGAACGAGTACGTAGACCCATCGCCGACATCAGCCCCGTCGTTCATGGCAAAGGCGTCAGCTATCAATTTACTGACGGACAAAGCCGCCGCGTCTGAGGGAACTACCGTGTGCTGCAGATTCTTGAAAGCGTGCTTTGTTGTGGTCGTTGTCACGGTCACTGTGTCGTCTACAGCTCGCAGTGTTGTCTTGACGATGTTGATGACGTCCACCACAGACACCGAGTGGGCCAGACGCTTTGTTACCGCTGCTCGGGTGGTGTCAACAGTGGCTACGGAGTCCGCCTCCAGCTTACCAAAAGACCGTGACGTGTTGTCTGCCGTACTTACAACGTCCCTGACCTTCTTGTTGAACCCAAGCTCGTCAAGAACCACAGAAGCCACTATGGCCACGTAGGACAGCCTAAACCCAGCTACTGAGGCCGAGACACTGGCTTGCGCTACTGAGGCCGTTGTAGAGGCCACCAGATCGTCATACGAGATCGTGGCAACCAGACCCGTGCTGACGATGGTGTTGTTCATCAAAAGTCCTGACGCAGCTTAAACTTGAGCAAGTCGTACACAGTCTGGATGGTGTTGTCAGCAAACGTGATCTCGATCTCGCCTTCGTAGTCACCGGGAGCGCCATCAAGCGACGTGGGCTCATCAGACCAATCAAACACCACAGTACCCGCTGCGCCGTTGGTCACAGTGCCAATAAGCGTAGCTCGCAGCGTTGTTGCGCCAGCAGCACGAAACTTCAGGCGAACCGTAGCCCCTGTGATGTTGATCGCAGCGCCAGTCGTGGAGTCTGTGAGGGTGGCAACGAGGTTTGGGCGGGTGTCGCCTTGAACCAGTCGAATCTTTTCGGACATACCAAACTCCTTACGCTGCTGGGCGCTGACGTACCGTCATATTTACGCCGCGAAAATCTCGGATGCGAGCGTTGGTGATGGCCCGCTCGTACAGCCCCTTGTGCATACCAGCCAGCGCGATGTCAGACCATTCTTTGCCGGGAATCATGGCGAGTTGCGCAATGGTGCCGCTCACGATATTGTCTGCAAAAGTTTCGTAAATCCAGTCTTCAACACCTGTCGCCGAGCGGCTAGGCTTGAGGACGGCGTACACCTTGAGCTGCACGTTTTCTTCAGGCGTTGGGAAGATCACAATACTACGGTCAGCTTTCATCCAAAACTCGCGTGGCTCACCCACTTGACCAAGGTTTTCAGTCGCTATAAGTCGCAAGTCGGTGCGGTCCAGCGGTGTCTCGTTGAGCACCACAGAGATCACATCTTCGATAACAGCTTCGCCGTCAAGGTCGTATTCCACAGTACCAGTGGTGGCGTAGATGGTGTCAATCTGGTCGCGCCACAGGTACGATCGTGCAAAGAAATCAGCAGCTGTAGAGGCCAAATATAGCCTCATGCTAGGGTCTGGGCACCCGGGCAAATGCGGGGCCAGCAATGGTAAAAAGTCAGCCCACAGTTTTGCCATTACGCAGCTCCCGGCTGCGATGCAGCATTGGCCTGTGCAGATACTCCCAGCGCGGTCTGGAAGGCTTGGTAGTGAGCCACGGCGCGTTGCGCATTGGCAGCGTATTCTGCGTCCTTGCTGTAGGCTCTGTACAGCACGTAGTCCACCATGGCGTTGAAGTAACTGTCGTCAATGCGGATAACTTCAGTCGTAGATGGGTTAATCAGCTGTGCTTCAGTCAATGTGTGCGCCAGTGGTACTGACGCGTAGATCACCTCAAGGCGTGCCGCTGTCGTAGCTGGTGGATATACCAGAAACTCTTTGGGCAAGCGGGGGTCAAACATGTAGTGCTGGATGTCCACAGTCGGTGTTTCAGCATACCAATTGCGACGCTGATCGTCGAGCATGCGGCGGTTGACTATGCGGACTGCGCCTTTGGCGGACGTTGTGGCAGTGTTGCGAATAACTTCAACAACGCGAAGCGCTGAAGCGAACGTGGTGGTGATGACTTGGCGAGCCCCAGCTACGCAGACAAACTCACCAGTATCAGTGTTGGAGTCGGGCCGGAGATTGACGATCTCGCGGTAACTGTCGTTGATGTGATTCTGCAGCTCCAACACAGGCCACCGTATGGACGTGGTATCTTGGAGCAGTGTCTGCACCCGGGAGATAAGGTCTACAACTTTTGCGGTGGCCATGGTCTACCTCACAGTTCAGGCTCTACATCAGCCAATTCTACCGCAGCAGGAGCTTCTGGGGTAGGTTCAGCTTCAACAGGAGTTTCTACGGCTTTTTTGGCCCGTTTTGGCTTAGCTGCGACCTCTTCCGCTGCGGCGTTAGAGTGTGCGTTGGCCAGTGCCTGACCTTCGTCGGTGTATACCCAATCATTGCCGCTCATACGGGCTAGGATGACAACTTTGCCGTCAACTACAGCACGGGCTTTGTTGGACAAGATTTCGCCGCCAAGGCGAGCGAGAAGGTCGAGGACGTTCATTCAATGCTCCATAAAGTAAAAAGGGGCTCCGAAGAGCCCCTTTATTGTGCCACCGATCAGGCGCTGAGAACAGCGGCCCAGTTTTCGCCGCCCAAGCTGATGTAAGCACCAGACATGTTAGCGGCCAAAGCCTTAGCTGCGTTAGCAGTACCGTTGTTGATCCGGCCACCAGTTGCTGGGTACACGTTCAAAGCCACGCCAGAGCTGTTCACAACGTAGATCACGTCGCCAAGAGCAAGGTCAGTGGGCAAGCGCACGCCGTCGCTGGCGTTGCCAGTTGTAACGTAGCTGATAGCGCCAGCCAGTTGGGTAGCGCCAGCTTGGGTTTGAGTTGTACCAGCGGTGACGGCTTCGTAGCCGCCGATGCTGCGGGGGAATTGTGTGACGTTAGGCATGAGAATCTCCAAAAATGAGGGGAAAAGAAAGGGCCCCCGTAGGGGCCCGTTTCATCAGGTGGCGGAACCGACTTGGGCCACGACCAGAGCTTCAGGCTTGACAGTCTTGCGACCGTACACGGCCAAACCACGGACGATGTCGCCGAAGTCAGTCTGGTTACGCAGAGGCTCAGTCTTGTTCACGGTCATGGCGAAAGACATCGCTGCCTTAGTACCAGCAACCATCAAACGACGGGCCTTGGCGTTGGACACAGAACCACCAGTGGCGGGGTCAGACAGACCAGCAACCAGTGCCTTGCCAGCAGCGCCGCGAGGCAGCAAGTTGGACACGTACACAGTGAAGCGGTCCAGCATACCGATCTTGCCGCTACGGATGGTCGACTGAGCGTCGCCAGTGAAGTAGGCTTGAGCGATGTTAGATTGCATCAGCAAATGACGGTCGAAGGGGCTAATCACCAACCAGCGACCATCTTCAGGCACGTTCTGCTCGTCCAGCACTGTGGACATGCGCAGGATCGCACGCAAGACGTTCTCAGGAGTGGCTTGGTCGATAGGTGTAGTGTCTGTGCCCAAGTTGTAGGCAGCAGAGATAGCACCGGCGGTAGCGCCTTCGTTGGCGGCAACAGGGCCTTCGGTCACGATGTTGTTGAAGAACACTTCGTTTTCGATGGCGATCTTCAACTGCTTGGCGGCGTCTTCGGTGAACATGTTCATCAAGTTCATGTCGGACTGATAGGCCAGCACGTCGTTGACTTGCACGCCGAAGTACTTGCCCTTGTTCACTTGCATATCTTGGAAGATAGGAGTGGGGACTTCGTACGACAGGTTCTGGCCGACGTTGTAGTCAGAGATGCTGATGGAAGGAGCCAGACGGATACGGATGGTATCGCCTTGGTTCTTCAGTTCACCTTCATAGTCAGTGTTGGCGATTTCCGACAACATGGTGTTCTGGTAGAACTTGGCCAGCAATTTGCCGGACCACAGGGTGGGGATGAAAGCACCGGAGTACGAAGGGTTCGTATTGAACGGCGATTGGACTGGGTAGACTGCAGGCATGATGGCCTCCTAAAAATTAAACAGGTTGGGGTTCAACGCTGTGTCACTGGTCACGCGGTTACGCGACCTTCCATGAACGCAGCATCAATTTCAGCTTCAAGTTTCTTTGCCGCCTCGGTTTGCCCCTTAGTCCCCAAGTCTGCTGCCTTACGGAACATTTTTTCAATGTCCGCGTTGGTGTAGACCTTACCTTTTTGAGAGGTAGGTGGGGCGCTCGTGGCACCACGATTTGGCTGAAGTTGACGCTCAAGCTCTTCGGTCTTGTCGGATTTTTGCTCCACGGGCGCGATGGTCTTTTTGAACATCGCCACGTAGTGTGCAACACCTTCAGCATCGCCTCGGTTGAACGCTTCCTGCGCAACAGAAGATCGGGGGGCTCTCAGCAGCGGGTCAACTTCGTTAAGCCAAGCAATCCACTTGGGATCAGCATTGACTGTTTCAAAGTCCGGCACCATACGGTACAGGCGCTGCTCAAAACTTGCCTCAGACACTTGGGTGCCGGTGCTGGTCAGCTGCTCGCGCAACTTCTCATTCTCGGCTCTCATGGCGTCTAGCTCGCCTCGAAACTCTGCTGCCACTTCGCGGGCAACTTTGCGTTGGACTTCAATCAAGTCCTGACCAAATGCTTCAACATCAGCATCAGTCACCAACTTCGTAGGAGCTGCGGGCTTAGCAGGCTCAACAGGCTTGGTCTCAGAGGCTTTGCGGAGGCTATCCACTTGGGCCTTGAGATCACGCAGGTCTGCATGCAAGCGAGGAACTTCGGCATCGTACATACCTTTGAGGGTTTTGTACTTCTGCTCCCATTTCTCTTCCGCGACTACTGGTTCGGTCGGCGTCGGCGTTGGCTCAACAGGTTTGGGCTCAGCTGGCTGAGGCTGTGGGTCTTGGGGAGGCTCTGCTGGCGTTGGTTCAGGGTCTGCGGGTGCAGGATTCTGGCCCTCTGCGAGCTGCTTTTCCAGTGCTTCCAGTTCTCGTAACTGCGCTTCTACTTGTTTTGGCAATGCCATTTCAATTTCCTTTAAAGCTCCAACTCTGTCTTAGGCTCCTACTGCGGTCTGCCGTCGACATAATGGTTTGCTAGGACTACAAAAATCGGATCATTTGATCCGGTCGAAGACCTCTGACGATTTTTCAACCGCTTCGAGGAAATCTGATAAGACTTGGGCCTGACCTTGGAGACGGTACAGTCGGTGCGGTTCTTCTGCCTGCATCAAGGAGACCTTCGTCTCCTCTAGCTTGGTGCGGAACAGCGCCAGTAGCGCCTCGTTTTCTTGCAGCTTGCAGCGAATTAGCGCTTGCATGTGCTGCCGATCAGGCTTTTGGCCTACAAAAATCTTCATGTGTGGATTCTATACAACAAATTCAAAAAAAGTCAAACTCCGTTCGGCCTTGCTGAAATCATGTTGCTCTCACGACCACCAACTTGACTGCCGTCAGGCAGCATATTCTTTGGCGCTGGACCTTGAGTCATGCCGGGGGCACCGGGTGCGCCGCCTTGGAGTTCGCCCATGATCATGGCCAGCTGCTCTTGGAGCTGAGCGTTTTGCTGCTGCAGATTCTGCATAGCTGTCAGTGTCGGACGGTCTGGGACGATCCGGTTGACGTTGCCGCTCAGGTTGCGAGCCTGCTCGCGCAGGAGCTCTGCCGCGCCATCCATACCAACGATCTGCTGGGCCACTGGGCTGTTGAGCACGATCTGTAGGAACTCGTTGCGACGGATCGCTTCGGCTTCCTTGACCACCAAGCTGGTAGCGCCCTTAGCCACAGCCTTGACGTCGCCGATCAGGTCTGGGTCTTTGCTGTAACGCAGGTTGTCTTGATACAGGCGTTCGATCGACGGCACGATGACGTTGCGGTCAATGTTGCTGATCACCTGCTTGATGCCCTTGCCAGCGTTGCTGATCAGCATGGACAAGCCAGACGACGTACGGCCAGCACCGGGAGAGCTCTCGCCAGTCATGTAGCGCGGGATCATGGTGTCTTCATCAGCGCGGGCCGAGAACCGCTCAAACACGGCCATCAATTCATTGGCGTTGCTGTTTGGCTGGAAAAACTGCAGTGGCTGTGAGCCGTCATTAAACTCAGAACTCTGGAACTGCCAGATTTTCCAAGGGTACATCTCGGTGATGTCCTCACCC